GGCGAGTTTAGCGATATTATCAGAAATGACTTTTTCTTCTGTCTCTTTCGATTGAATAGGCAAGTACGAGATACGTCTCGTAGCAGATAATTCAGGATCAACAGGATTTGCAAAGTCTGCATCTTCCATATGTGTTTCCACATACATGAAAATGTCTGCTGTAGTCACAGGAGAAGTCTGTTTGGTTAAAACTTTGACAATGAGTCTGCCGTTATGGTAATCTTCGTTAAAAGCGTTTACGGCAGTGGTTGGAGATGTTACGTTAAGATCAAGTCTATCGAACCCAGTCTCCAAGTAGGGGTAAGGTTGCATAAAAGGAACTTTGATTTCTATCTCTTGTTCTTCTGCGATATCAATAATACGGGAATAATTTTCCGTGTAATTTAAATCGTTTGAAGTGCCATGAGCTGGATCCCAAATAATACTAATACGCCCACGGTGATATTGAGAACAAATAAATTTGAATCTATACACCATGGTTCCTCGCCAAAACTTGAAACACCGAGCCACCATAGTCATAGGAACTGTGCTAACTGATGCGGCTGCACCAACAGCACTACCGGCAGCAAGGCCGGCTTGTGTTCCCATGAGAATGGGACTGACGTTGATCTCGGCTAATAAAGTGCCGGGTGCAGCGGAAGATGGCCAATTAGGGATTGACCATACATTCCTCTTCTCTGAGAGATAAGAAATGGATAATTCGTCTACACCATTTCCTCCAGCCACTCTATTGTCCACGGTTAATTCATTCTTAGGATCAAGCGTTAGCTTTTCAAAAGGTGTTGAAATTTGTGTGGATGCCATAGCATGAAAGGGTAGATTCTTAAAAGCTGACACATCGTCAATAACCGGTACGTTGGTAAAACCAAATAATTTAGCAATTGATGAAACTGCTGAACAGCCAATTTCGGTAGCTTTGGCGAAAGGTTTGAAAGGGGCAGGTAAGAGGTCGGCCGCTGTTCCAGCGACGGACGCTACATTACTTGCAATACCACTAATGGGTCCCGTTTCTTCATATTCGTCAGCTTGAAGTGGTAGTTCAGAAGTTGGTCCGGAGACCTTAACATCTTCTGCCCAAGCGAAAACTTGTATGGTAACATTAGGACCTGCGGCCGCGTTAGCGAACTCAAGTATATCATGTGACCACAATTCAAGCTCTCCCATGTCATTAAAATCTGAAAGTTTTCCAATCCTTAACCAATTTCGTACATTGATGTATGGTAACAACATTTCACCTCCTTGTGATTTGGAGGGAAGTATGTCGATTCTCTGTCTGCATGTGGCAGCTAGAGTCCCACCGAAAGAATCGATGGGTACGGCAAGTCGTCCAGCATCATTGTTAACGAAAGGTCTATAAGTGCAAAAAGCGTATCCATAATAAAATGGAGACGCATTAATCACAACTTTAATTTTAAGATTGCATGCTAAAAAAGCATAATTGTGTAACTTTCTTGTAATTGATGAATTAGAGAAATATAGCGCCCACGGTAAAATTGTCGTAGGAGAAAGTATAGCTCCATCTGTCCATTCGACGGTACTAATTAATACCGGTCGAGACAGATAGGTTGCTAAATCTACATTCGCAGAAAATCCATCATACATAGATTCGTCTTCAATGGGGGAAGCTTCAACTTTCACTGAGGCAGATTTATCGTTAAATGTAATGGTTTCTTGGCGTTCACCTTCTTCTTCGACAACACTTTCATCGGTGGTGGTTAAGCCTGATTGAACTAAGCAAGTTGATTGACGACTGCTTGAGCTATTACTCGAAGAGCAATTAGCTGCAGCAATGTATTCGTCATAGATCTCGCTCGTTTCAACCAGCGCTTTCGTTTGCGAGGGTTTCGCAAATTTAACCGGAACCGAATCCAGCGTGTTCGAAGAGTTTTGGTGAACCGTAATCGGGGTCTCCATAGAGGAGGAGATTTGCCTGTGGGACCTTTTGGCGTGGTCCTCGACGCGTTGAATTTTTGAAAATTTGGCAGGTTATGTGTTTATACACCTTGTAACGGTCAACCCGGACTCGAAACTGGTGTTTGATGTATTGAGTATCAACGTAAACTCATCTCTAAATAGAGATTTCGGGGAACGCCCGCGTAGATTACGTACAACATCCTATCTGGTGAATTCACAACATCTTATATTCACCATAAGTAACTATGTTATACGAAGTTATTTTGGTTTAAAGGACCTTAACTTAAAGGCCCCTCGATCAATTTAATGACCGGCTTTCTTAAAACGCTCAACGAGTGTCTCATATTTGGGAAAAGTTAAACTGTTACCTTCTTTGTCAAAGGTTTCATATTCATCTATCCCAAGGTGAGAGATCATGTCCTTGAGCAATAATAAACGTTTGTTGTAAGTTTGTTTTCCATAAAAGAAATACTCTTGAATTGCAGAACTTACGACTGCTATCACCTGTTCTTCCCAACAGATTGTTTTGGAACGAGTCCAAACCATTAGACTTTTCTCGATCGACTCATGTTCTAGAGGACAGAGATAGTCTTGTAGTTCTTCATCGAATCTCCACGTTCTTTTAAGGAAAGAAGATTGTGATATATCAATATAAGGAACACTTTCCGATGTCTTGTCAGGCATCGTATAAGTAATCCCCATACGTCCAAGAGTTTCTTGTATAGTTGTGTGATTAAACCAAGGCGTTTCTTTCGAAACACCCATAATATTGTCATCGCCATACGTCATTAGTTTAACATTCTGTCTGAATGTTTCAACTTCATCATTAGGATTAAGCATGTAATATACATATCTCATATATAATGAATTAACTAGAGAGTTAATAATAACGGTCAGGGGATGCCC